GTCTTTGTCGCGTCTTTGTTGTTGGCTACCCAGACTGAGAAAACAAAGGAGCGCGGAGACATTGCTCACGCGCGGCGGTGTCAATCGGCGCGCTTGGCCTTTTGCTTGGCGCGATACTTGGCCCACCGGGCTTCGACTGCGGCTGTGGCCTGCGCCTTTGTTCTCGCCTTGCGCGGTCCCGAAGCCTTGCCGCCCTTGCCGCCCACAGCCCGCGTATCCACAAAACTCGGCGGCAAAGGCCTGTTACAGTTCGGGCATTTCACGTCCGCGATACTACGGCGCATCGTTGCCGATCTCAATGGGAAGCTCTAGTTGAGGATCGGCGGATTTTATCCGGGCAAGCTGCACCGTGTGCGCGTGGCGAAGGATGATTGAGGTCAAACTAAGGGCCGTTTCGATGTCGTAGTCGGTTGCCGCATTAAAATTGGCGGCAATCTCTAGAATGTTGACTTTGCTCATACGTCACCAACATACGCAAGCTGCTTGCGTAGGCAAGGAAAAAGTGGGTTTTACTCTGTAGAATCGTCCAGCTTCGGCTTGATAATGTTCCCGTATTCAGCCAGCGCCAGAATCATCAGTTCGCAATCGAGCATATGGTCAGGACGGCGCCCGACTTGCTTCCAGATGTAGTTCTCTCGCCCCGTGAGCGGCGAGCGTTTGACCACTTTGCGGTGCGAATCAAGGTGCGCTTTGTATTCTTCCGAGGCATCAGCGGCCACCGTCCACGCCGGCCCCTTGCCGCCGCGTAGCCATTCAAGAACGTCTTGCGCGGCGGGTGAAGAGAACAGCATAAGGAAATATCCGCGACGATACGGCTTGAGGACACTAATGGCCTTGCGAAGCGTCTTGCCGAATTTCACGCCGTAGCCGTCCGCGCGGTCTTCGCCCTTGGCCGGGATGTAGCGATTGCGGAGGCAGACATCAAGCACCTCGTCGGTTCGGAAACCTGAGTCCACCACGACGAGCTTTGCCATCGTGCCGCCGATGTTGCGTTGCTGGTCGAGGCCAAGCTCCTGCACCTTGAATTCCAAGTCGGCCCAGGTGGTGAGTCGGCCCTCGTCCACCAGTTTGCTGCTGCCGTCTTTGGCGAAGGAGCGGCAGACGAAATAAAGGCAATCCTGTTGAACGTCCACGGCCATGATGCGGGCGGTGCCTTCCTCTGGTTCGGCGCGCAGCGCGTATTCGCCAACGGTAAGCGGGCGGGATTCGTCGGTCATGGCATCTTCCCACGGCTCGGCGAGAATGCTGTTCACAAAATCTTGCAGGCCCATAAGCGAGGACTTGTCTTGCAGGAATTTGACGGCCAGCGCGCCGAAGCTGCGACGAACCGAGTAAAGCGCGGACAAGTGGTAGCTGCGATGGCCCGGCAATGCGTTGGCGTTCTCCGCGCGCCATTCCCCTCCCCGCAGCATCTTGGTCTTGAGCGCGTCGGTGATGTGGCCGTTGCAATGCGGGCACTCCAGCCGCGCGGTTTCGCGGACGCGCTTCAGATCCCATTGGTTTTGGTCAATGCGGGCGTCATCGTCCCATTTCATCATCGGCCAGGACAACAGCGTCATCTCGCCGCAATGCGGGCACGGCAACCAAAAGCGGCGTTGGTCGCCCTCCAGCCACGCCTTCCAGATTGAGCCTTCCTGAGTCGTGGGGGTGCTGGTCATCACGATCAGATGCATCGGGAAAGACGCCACGCGCTGCACGGCAAGCTGCACAGCGGCGGCTTCCTGCTTGGTCTTGGTCTTGTATTTGTCCACCTCGTCCAAGCAGAGAAGCGAGATGGAGCGGCCCGCGAGGTTGCCGGGGCTGTTGCTGCCGATGAACCAGAGATGCATCCGCGCAAATGCTTGGTCGAGGTTCTTGAACTTGTCTTTGTTGCGCGGGAGTTGAGCGCGCAAAACCTCGTTGTCATCAATCATCACTTGCCAGCGCGACTCGCTGAAACTCTGCGCGTTGGTTTGGGTATCAAGCACCCACAGCGCGGGAGCCGGGGCGCGGACGAGGCGGTAGGCCATGCCTACTTGGATGGCCGTGCTCTTCGCCACTTGCGCCCCGCAGAGCAGCGCCATTGAGCGGACGCCGCTCGCAGGGTGGAAGCAGTCAAGCCACTCGCGCATATACGGATAATTGCGGACGCGGAACGGCCCCGGCGACGAGGTGAAGCGGGACGAGAAAGACAAGTTGGCCTCTGCCCACTCGGTCACGCTTTGGCGCGGGTGCGGCACCCATTGGGCCCGCCACATTGCCAGCGCCTTCTCGCGGCTATCTGGTATCCACTCGCAGCGCATTGCCTGTATTGCTTAACGTCGAGAAGACTTGCTCCAGATAGTCGGCCACGGCGTCGCGGGCCAGTTCGGGGTCGTGAGGGTTTGCGGCCATTGCGATAGCGCCGGGCATGGCTTCAAGCAGCGCGCGGAGCTTGCCGACTTCTTCGGCGATCACGGTCTGCACTTGGTCGCGGTGCATGAGGTTTTGCGACTCTTGTTCGGAGCGCACGAGGTCGCGCTTGCGGATCTCGTGGGCTTCCTCGGTGTCTTTGACTGTGCGCGATGCCGCCGACAGGTCTTGCACTGTCTTAGCATTGTGAAACGCCGCCACGGCAATTTGCCGCAACTGGTCGGTGACTGTTAGCTCGTCACAAAGCTGATTGGTCGGCACGATGCCGACAGGCGCAAGCACCTGACTTGGGCGCTTCCCGCGCCGTTGGCCGATGTGGCTATCGCTCCATTGCTTTGCCGCTTCAATGCTGTCGGTAGGCATTCCGCGCTTCACGCGCTGCGCCACCGCTGGCTGAGTGATGCCAAGCGCCTTTGCAAGCTCTGTCTGACTCATAAGCTATAAGCATTGTTGTCAGCTTATAGATCGCAGGAATTTATCGGTCTGGTTCGGGCACTTGCGGCTAATGAAAGTAAGACAACTGGTAGTCTGGGGGTGGGTCACAGCAACGCAAGCTGATGCGCCTGCGTGATTCTGTCGCGCTTCTTCATATTCTCGTGAACATAAAGCGGCTGTAAGTTTGTGAAGTGATTGGCGCGCTTGCGTTGCATCGGATCTGTTAAATCAAACTTGGAAATCGGAATGATGTGGTCGATGTGCCACACCGTTCCGTGGTTGTTCCAATGCATTCCCTTCTTAAACTGTTTCTCGATGTGCTTGCGCGCATGAAGCATAGTGCATCCAATGAACTCAATGGTTCTTCCCTCCTTCTTTACCTTAGCAATGCGTGTGATTCGCTTGACTGCATTACGCATTGCGCGCTTGAAGCGTAGCTCTGGCGCGTCTTTGTATTTCTCGTAATGCATACGCGCGCGCATTGCAGACAGCTTTTTGCTTAACGAATGCTTGAGATAATAAGCAGACAAGCCCTTTGACCAATCTGTTGCGCGCTCGTATCTAACCACTTGCTTGCGCTCTAGTTCAAAAGCCCAAGCCTGCCAATCCTGTGGCGTTACACATCGTCTCTTGCCCCACGTCTGCGGTTGAGCAATGCCCGACCTAACCGCCGTTCGTCTGTTAGCTTCCGCCCTACTCGGCACGGGCAATCCCCGCCTGCGCCTTATCCTGCCCGGCCAAGTCTTCTGTGTTGCCAATAGCCTTGCTGCCCATGCGTTAGGCAGGCCAATGGAAAAGTGGCACATCAGGCACGGCTCAAGCGCCTCATAACGCTGTCGCGTGACTCTCATGCCGTTATGCTGAATAGGTCAAAGCAAGAGTCAAACGCACACTACCCCTCAAGCTCCTGCACCGTTTGTATCAGCGAGCGCACCTGAGGTTCAGCCAAGAAACGCGCACGGGGAAACGCCGGGTCCATCGGGTCGACGTTAAAGCGGACGCTGATGCTGTAAGGCGCCACACTTCCCTGCCCCTCGCTCTCAGGCTTGGGCGGCGCGCTCGGCGCAAAGTTCTGCAAGACCATCTGCTTGGCCGCGCTGGGATTACTGAACAGCGATTTGATGTCCTTGTGCTTCTTGGCCACCTTCATCGAGTAGCGCGCCGCCATCGGGTCAACGCCATGATCGGCCAGCCCGTCCACCCATGTATCAAAGGCGGCGCCAAGCTCCATCTCTGCCTGGACTAGAAGGCTACCCTGCTCGTGCATGGCCTCGATGGCTGTCTTCATTTCCTTCACCGCGCCGGCCTTAGCCTCGCGGATCTTATCTGCCAGCGCCCGCAGCTGCTCGACGCTCACTGCTGTTAGTTCGTTACCCATAGTTCGTTCGTCTCTTTCTGTTGGTTGTTTAGGTCTAGTTTTATCCTGGTCTGCGCCTGGATTAACTGTCGGAAAGCATAGGTCTTGCGCGCCTCGATACTCTTCTGGCCGCGCCCAATCGTCGCCGGGTTCGCCGCCTTGCGGATCTCCACCACCCGCTTGGATACTGCCGCCCGTGTGACGCCAAACTGCTTGGCAATGCTAGTCTGAGTCCTGTCCTCGTCTTTGTCCTCGAGCTCGAAAGCCGCCATCCAACACGCCACGAAGTATTGCAGATCGGGACAGGCCGACGCCTCCCTCGCTTGCTGCATGAAGCGAACAATGGCATCGCGCTGGGAAATGCGTATGGCGTCGTTGTCCGTTTCTTTGACGGTTTCGATAAAGGCCACGCCAGCCAATTTGGCGACGAGGGCCGGCATTGACTCCCCACTGGCTCGGAATAGTTCGGCCAGGCGGTCGAGGAAGATGTCCTGTGGCGAATCTTTGTATTCCGGCCAATAGGACGCCTCTTTTCTATCGGCTGGATCTCCTCCAAGCATTTGCGCGCGTTTCGTGTCAATCATAGCAGTTGTCCCTT